TTTGGAAAGAGTTATTATTTATCCATACGTTGTTACCTCCGCTATATGCAGCATTATTTGCACATATATTAGAACCAGCATCGCCAATTTGTATTGCTTTTACATCACTCTGCCACGCACTCGGTGTTACTCCTAATCCTAAATTGCCTGAAGCGTCAAGAGTCATTTTTGTAGCAGAATTTGTAAGAAACTTTAGTACACTTGAAGCACCAACCGCATCTATTCTTAATTCATTTGCAAGGCTATAAATTTCGCCATATAAAGTATTGGCAGTTTTTAAATCTATTACAGAACCATTTGTTCCGTTAATAGTTAAAGTTGTTAAATTAGTATAACTTGAAGGAGATGGAGTATTGATACCAACATTTGTTCCATTTTCAAATATCGCACTATTCCCTATTGTACTTGCACCTGTAAACTTAGGTAGGTAGTTAGTAGTACCTGTACCCGTTACCGGATTAGTTAAAGTAGAAACAGAACCATCAGCCATTAAATATTGACTTGATGTACCGCCTGACTTAACTAAAGTAGTTGCGTTTAAAGTGCCTATGATTGTCGCAGCGTTACCTGAACCGCTTGTCTTGTTTATGTATAATCCTTCGCCATTACCACCCTTAGTGATATTTAAAGCAATACCACTACCGCTTGAATGTGTTATTCCAACTGTATCGCCACTACCAGAACTTGAAAAAGTACCTTTAGCGGCAAGTAAAGTAAAAGTTCCTAAATCTAAGTTAGCCGTTGCGCCCGTATAAGGAACGTAACCCGTAAGTCCGCTTGTATAATTAGGGATATTTAAAGTAGCACCTACTAAGGTAGCAGCACCACTTGTTCCTGTTGTTGTTAAAGTAATAGCGTTCTGCTTAGAATTAAAAGAAGCCCAATCTTCACTTGATAAAGCACCTCGATTAGTAGCACTTGCAGTAGGTACGTTTAAAGTAATTACCGGAGTAGTAGTTCCGTTAGCAACAGTTGAACTTAAATCAGTTCCTGTAGTTCCTATTGTTAAAGCAGCTACCGAAGTAACAGTTCCGCCCGTTAAATCACTAACCATAGCAAATGTTCCGTTTTTATCTGGGAACAAATATTGTCTTGTAGTAGTACCAAGTAAAGCAGAACTTAAGTCCACATTCTTTTGACTTAGGTCTGTTTGGCTATATCTTATATACAAGCTATTTTGTGCAAGTGCATATAATGAAGTATAGCCATCTGCACCAGAATTAGAACCACTGTATTGTTTAAAAGCAAGGTAACTTCCTGTGTCAGTTCCATTACCATTTAAAATATTATTTTGAGCAGTTATGTTATTAGTTCCTAAATTAACGTTTGCAGTTGCACCTGTGTACGGAACAAAACCTGTTAAAGAAGGGAAGGTTTCTAAAGTACCATTCCCACGAATATACTGAGCCGTTGTGCCATTAAAAGTTAAACCTAAAGTTCCGCTTGTAGTTAAAGGACTACCAGATACGCTTATCGCATCGCCACCAACTGTTAAAGCTACACTTGTAACTGTACCTACCGCACCGCTTGAACGCTGCCAAATAGTACCGCTATAAATCACATAATCGCCAACCGCAAAAGTAATACCACCCGCACCAAAATCTACTGTTCCTGCTACGTTACAAATATAAACATCTCCCGTGTCGCCCGTTCCGTTTGCAAGTGTAGGTGTGTTAGTAGATGCGTTCCAAGTTCCTTTATATTCCATAATAGAACTCGGTAGCTGACTGATAGGAACTTTACCGCCACTATCTAAAGAAGCATAACCATTAGCGTTGCCCTTCTCACTTCTTAATTGGTAAGTATTTAATAAAGCTTGTGAAGGGAACACTTCTACATAAGCAGAGCCACTCCATAAGTAAAGCTTCTGTGTGTCTTTAGCGCAATAGATAACGTTAATATCGCCCGTTACAGGGAACGATGCTAAGTCAGTATAAAAAGAAACTGCACCGCTAAAAATAGCCCCTAATTGTGCAATAGTAATCTTCTTACTTACTCCACTAATCGGGTCGCCTATAATAGTTAAATCGGTACTCGCAGGTGCTAACTCAGTAGCTAATTGGTTAATTTTTTTGCCTATCATTCTGAATAATTATAGATGCTCGGAATCTGGCATCTGTCGTTTAAGTAAGGTAATTCCATTGTAATATCAATCTTAACTCCTGCAAGATAGTCAGGGTCGCTTTCTGTAAAGTAAGTCAAAGGTGCAGTATCGCCAATATCCCAAATTGCTTTAGGGTATCTTAACTGAGCCACTATGTCCTGACCTACTAAAGTCATATCCGATAAAACCTCGGTTTCGTTTGTTTCCTCCATTAACATTCTGTCCATAAAATAAAGGCTAAAATTGTAAGTAATATTTTTAGCGTTTATAGTCGCACCTGTTAAAGTGTAAAACATAGCAGGGTAAGTAACCTCGCCATTAGACAAACGTTCCCACACATCTCCGAAGTAAACAAAGTTAATTTGTTCGTGGTCGTTTCCGAGTGTCGTTATTTGCTTTGTTATTTGGTTTAACGTCAGGCTCATTCTTAATTTTTTCTAAATAAACACGCAGTTTATTTTGGTTTTTAATCGTTGTTACTTTACTCATAATTAGCAATCACTACAACCTCTATTCCCTTGATAAAGTTCCTCGAAGCTTTTACCTGCGCAGCAATCAAAGTCGCCCAACCAAATGCTCGTTGTGTAAGCATCATTCTCAGGGTGTATTGCATCAATGCCACTTCCAGGGTTCAAGTACTCAGGATAAAGTGTAGAATATTCTTTTAGGTATTTAATCATTCTTTGCTTGTAGAACTCCGCACGAGCCTTATATCTATTCGCCACATCAATCATATCCTGCATAGAGGGGTTTTCGGTATTCTCGCCACCCTTCCTTAACAAGCCTTTATTATAGAACTGATAAGACAAACCCATTGGCAACTCACTAAGTACATAATGCACTAAAGTATCTGCTATGTATTGGTCTAATAATATTACCTCGTTTGCGTTTAAGTTGTTCGAAGTGATACCTGCTTGTAAGCGATTGTATAAAGCACTTCCTAAAGCCGGTAAGATATACATATCCTGGGCGGTCTTAATCTCAGGCAATACAAGTTTCTCGTCTACGTTAGCGTGTAATCCAGACCTGTCTTTAATATTCTGTACGCTTATGAATAATGTGTTTAAGCTCATTTCTTATTTTTTTCTCGTTACTACGTTTGTTTTCCACTCGTGCCTACAACTTGGAGAATGGGTATTAGTTCCAGGCTTTGTGTACCAACCGCCACCTCTATTCCAAACACTATAACCAAGCCTTGCACTCATTGATTCAATCTCGCTACGGCTATACATCTTCTTAGCTTCTAATAAGTGTACACAAAATGGTCTGCTTGTACCTTTGTTAGCATTACTAAAGCCTGACTTCCACTCGTAAGAATAACGAATTAATATTTCTGTTGTTGTAGGTTTTACTGCACCAACTGTTACACCTAATGGCTTTACTAATTCTCTCTCTATAATTACATTTGAATTATCGCCCTTCCCTATTGTCTTAGAAATAGTTTTAATGATGTTTCTTTCTTCTAAACTTTTTAGAATAGCAACAATTTCAGGTATAGTAACCTTTAAAACATCGGCTAAAACATCTGTTGTAATATTCTTTTGTTTGCTGATTTGGTCTAATACGTTTGCTTCTAATTGGTTTACATCGGCAAATGTTTGGTAGTCGTCATCATCACTAAATCTTGTCTTACTTTTAAAGATTTCGAATTGCTCTCTATCTTCTCCAAACTCATAGAATATCTTGTAGTCATCTTCGCTAAACTCTAATTCTTCCGAACCTAACCAAGTAGCAACTTCTTCATCGCTTAAAGCATATCCACCCTTAAGCATTGAACTTGCTTGTTCCCTTGTTATTTTGCCCTTGTTAAAATCTCTAATGATACGCTGCATATTTTGCCATTCCCTACCTTTTAAGCCTTTAATATGCTCGTTCACACTTAAAGGACTTGCTGCCATTGGTTGCTCATTTTCAATAGGCAATCCGTATTTAGTAGGGTCAATTCCTAACTTCTCTAATATCCATTCTTTAGGTGCTACTTCCTTAATTACGCTTTCGCTAAAGTCAATACCAATAGGGTCTACGGCTTGAAGTTTTAACTCTTCGCTTACACCTGCATATTGTCCAAGCATATTAAATACACCTTCTAATTGCATCTGCTTGTAACGTACATAAGTATTATTAAATATTTCGTAGCTATCACGCATTTGTTGTCTACTTCCTAATTGACCCGGTGTAGCAATACCAAACAAGTCAGGACTTGTAATCTGGTGACCGCTAAATATGTTAGTTTGTATTAACTCATCTACTCTACCAAAATCTTCTTTAGTTAAATCACTCGCACCCAAATCATCTACAATAGGCTTTCTTGTCGCATCGTTTACAAAAGCAAGTAAATACTTCTTGCCGTCTGCACCTGTGTACATATTGTCGAACTGTCTGCTAACCGCTCTTTTCTCGTCAGGACTTGGCTCACCATTTGGTAAGGTAATAAGTTTACTGGCAGAAAACCCGGTTTGAGCATTACCCAAAACATGCTTAGAAACTTCAACATCACTTTCAATGTAGTTAAGCGCACCGAAATAACCCGGAAGGCTATAAACATTCATTCCCGGTCTGTATTCTTTTACATATAGTATCTGTACACCGATAGGGTTTTTAGGGTTAAAGGCTGCGTATACCTCAGCTTTCTCTTGGTTGCGTGTAGCCTTCCAATCTTCTTTATACCAAAACTGCGTATTGTCTTTGTTGGTTCTAATCTTCGTATAGTCACAATGCCATAACTCAGCGATTTGCTCACCCATTACAGACCAAATAACCTGAATATAAGCACCGCCAAATAGTTCAATATCTAAAGCAACCTTTTTAGTTAGGTCGTTTAAAGTTTCCTCTCTATTAACTTGCTTAACAATAGGCTGCTCTCCTGCCCAACCATTACCAACAATGTAGTTCACTTTGCCTCTTACGATAGCATTGTGCTTGGCTGACTTGTTAAAAAGGTCTAATAGGTATTGAGGATAGTCATTGTTTTGACCATACTGCATATATCCTTCGCCTTTTTTCTCTTTATATTCCGGTTGCTTTGCCTCGGCAAATGTCAATACTTGTATTTCCATTATTGTCTTATTGTGAATGTGCTTGTTGTTTCGTATTCCGTGAATGATATAGTTGTCCCCTCAAGTTCCATTATGCCTGTTTCAAGCAAGTTTAAGCCCGTCGGGTTTAGATTTGATGTACTTGCTTGTTCGTAGATTGTGTAGGTGTATTGCCCGTTTAAAGCCGTATTAAAGAAGCTATTTACTACAATAGTGAACTCGTTATACCTTTCCTTGTATGCGCTTATGTCTGTATTGTTAAGCCTTACGAATTTAATGTCCGTATTTGTACTTCTATTCTCAAAAATAAATAGATAGTTAGGACTTGTTAAAAGCTGCTTCTCAGTCAAGGTAAGTATTATGTTTTGGGTTTGCCCCTTAGTTAATCTTATCACAACTATAAATATAAAGTATAGCGATTGTTTGCAAAATAAAAAACCCCCGCCTAATTAAAGACGAGGGCATCTATATACAAAACCAAAACAACCTAAGAACCTGCGGTAGTTAATTGACCTGCAACAGTAGAATTAACTTCTGGAGCAAGGGCAGCTTCCGCACCCGTGAATGTTAAAGTGTAACCACTTCTATCACCTTCGGCAGTTCCTGTACCTGCGTTACCGCCTGTAAGGTCTAAGCCTCTTGTTTTACCTAAGTACCAATATTTGCCATTGTTATCTTTGGCAACCGCTACTAAAGTGTTTTGAGCTAACAACAAGATTTCGTTTCTTGTGTTTGCCTGTAATTTATTTAATACGATAGTTAATTCTGGAGCATAGAAAATAGTCCCATTCTGTACGTTTGCATTCACGTTCTCAACTAATTGAGAAGTGCCTTTTACAAGTTCGTACTTAAAGAACTTTTTACCTGCTGCCTTAACAAGTGCGGTAATAACACCACTTGCTTCGGTAGTTGAGGTAATATCTGATGCTGCTGCAAAATAAACTTCGGTTATACCGCCTAAACTGTCTTTGCAGTCAAGAGTATAATTTTGAGTTAAAGCGCAAGGCATATTTTAAAAATTAATTAGTTTGAAAAAATGGGTAGGTATATTTCAACCTACCCGATAAATTATGCAAGGATAAACTTCACTACTTCGTCAGGGAAGGCAATGTTTACACCCATTTTGAACTCAGATACGAAACGTACTTGGTCAGCTTCTTTAGCATAGAAAATTTCAAACTTTTCTTCTTCGTTAAGTAAGTCAGTTCCTAAGAACATATTGCTTAAACGCATAGCGTAAACTTTGTTTGTTCCGTTAAGACCTGCAACTGCAATAACTTTGATTGTAGTTCCCGGAAGGATAAACTCACTATCAGCTTTAACATCAATTTGGTAATTGAAGCTACCGCTATTCTTAAGAGCGATTGTGTAAGTGCGGAATAAATCTTGACCACAGAAGATAGTCATATCATCAGCAGCTACAACTTTAGCAGGGATAGCAGCGTAAACACCATCAAAAATGCTAATTACGTTAGCAGCAGTAATAGTACTTAAAGGCGCACCTGAGATAAAAGTTGAAGCGTTAGCAGCAACAACACCAGAAGCAGCACCGATTAATTTTACAAGACCATCAAAGCGGTTTAGATTAACATTAACGCTTGAAGTGTCGCCAGTCCATAACGCAGTTTCTAATTGTGCAGCGATTGTCTTAGCTTTCTTTTCAGAATATTCTTGCTCAAAAGGTACGCTATCGTACATTGAACCTGTAGGTAAAGCTTTTTGTAAATACTTTGCTTCTAAATCTTTAGGGCAAAGAGCTTCGTTTACTTTAATTTTACCCGGAGTTACAGTACGTTGAGTAAAGGTAGTAGAACCTGAAGCATTAAAGCCACAAGAAGCACCATCTTGGAAGATAGCGTCTGTTTCCATAATGTTGATTTTTTCGCTTGACTTTACACCAACCATAACGTTGCCTGCGCTCTTAATAAGAGAAGCAGTTTTTGCACCCAATACAGACGAAGTTACAAGTAGAGCTTCGTTTTCTTTTGTATAGTTTGCTAATGCAGATACATCAAATCCCATTTTATTTTATTTTTATTTGTTTAATAAAGCGTTTCTAAATTTCTCAATTCTATCGTACTTCATATTATGAGTTGTTA